ATCCGGCGCCCGGTGTTATTATTGTAAGGGAATATCTTACATTGTCAAGCATTATTTTGCTAGGTGTTTTCCCTAATAGTTTGTGGGCCATGCGTGGGTCGTGTGTGGGCCATGTTTTTTGACGACATGACCCACCGGCGCGCCAATGAATACGCGGGTTATCGGCATTTGTGGGTCATGTGGGTAATGTTTTTATTTTATCCATGAAATATATATATATATATATATAGTAGTACTAGAGTATACGTCGACGCAAATAATCCGTGAGGGGCCAGCGATTTAAAAGTGATGGCCACATGGCCCACATGACCCACAAAATTGTAGAATGTGGCCATGGTCCGACCATGCAAACCCGATACGTTATTTTTTAAGCGGCGCCTGCAGCCGGCGCAGCGGTCCATTATTAGGGCTGCCGGTGCCGGTGATTTATCGCGTGGGTTTAATGAATTGCTGGCCATATATGCTCACTTACATGCGATCGGTTACCGGCCAGGCATGCGGCCGCACAATATCGGGTTAGTTCTTAATGATGACGAATAGGAACCATTCGCATTACACTTTATGCACAATGGCGCCTGGCTGGCCGCTGCCGGCCCGATAGCTGGCCAGTACATGGCGCGGTAGCTGGTAGCTGCCGGCGCCTGCCTGCCGGCCGCCTGGCCGGTTTCCTGCCGGTCCGAATTTGTCGGCCACATGGCCCACATGGCCCACATGGCGCGCCGGCTGCCGGCTGCCTGCCGCTGGCCGTGCGGCGCCTGGCTGCCTGCCGCGTGGAATAGTTGACACGGGGGGAGGGGTATTGGCTATGACGAAACTTTTGCAGGACCCCCCTACCCACATAAAAAGGAAAATGGGGTTATAGTACGCAGCTATGAGTTATAGGCCACCAAAAGTACTGCCAAAGACTGACTATCAAAAAGTTAAAGAACTCAAAGAGTTGATGTTGAAGTCTGGCGGCAAGCAGGTAGCGCAAAAAGTCATCGACATTGCGCTAAATGATGAGCATCCCGGACAGATGGCAGCGCTAAAGATGTGTATGGACCGCACACTGCCGGTCAGCATGTTTGAGAAAGACAAAGCGCAACGCGGCGCAGTGACAATCAATATCACTGGAATTGGTGCTACCACCATGGTAGAAGATATAACGGACATCGAACCAAAAGATGAGCGAACTTAACTTTAGCTTACTGCCCTGGCAGCAAGAGGTGTTCAAGGACGAGACGCGGTTCAAAGTTATAGCTGCCGGCAGGCGGTGTGGTAAGTCTAGGTTGGCCGCGACTACTTTGTTAATAGAGGCGCTGCGTTGTCCGGTTGGCAGCGCGGTGTTGTACGTCGCCCCGACGAATGGCCAGGCACGGCAGATTATCTGGGATGTCTTGATGGAACTTGGGCGGGAGGTGATCCAGTCTAGTCATATTAATAATCAGAACATTATGACGATCAACGGCGCCAGTATCTATGTCAGAGGCGCAGACCGGCCGGACACGTTACGTGGTGTGAGTCTGACCTACGCCGTCTTGGATGAGGTGGCCGACATTAAGCCCGAAGCATGGGAGCAAGTCATAAGAGCCTCACTTTCGGACAAAAAAGGCAAAGCCATGTTTATTGGCACGCCCAAAGGAAGGAATTGGTTCTACGATTTGTACAAGCTAGGGCAAGAGGAATCAGACCAGGATTGGAAGTCTTGGCACTTCACTACCAAAGACAACCCCTTGATTGACCCAACTGAGATTGAGTCAGCCAAGAAAACCTTGTCTACCTTTGCTTTCAAGCAAGAATACATGGCTAGTTTCACCAATGCTGGTAGCAATGTGTTCAAGGAAGAATGGATTAAGTACGGGGAAGAACCTCAGTACGGCAGTTACTACTTAGCCATTGACTTGGCAGGATTTGAGGAAGTTGCCAAACAAGCGGCTAATGCTAAGAAAAGGCTAGACCAGACGGCTATTGCTGTGGTGAAAGTTACAGATGATGGCAAATGGTTTGTCAAAGAGATAGTCTATGGTAGGTGGGACATCCGTGAGACTGCGGCAACCATCCTAATGAAGATGAGGGATTACAGACCTTTGGCTGTTGGAATTGAGCGAGGTGCATTAAAAAATGCAGTTTTGCCGTATTTGTCTGACCTTATGCGTAAAAATAATGTATATTCGCATATCGTTGACTTAACGCATGGCAACAGGAAAAAGGCTGACAGAATTATCTGGAGCCTCCAAGGTCGATTTGAGCATGGGCGTATTGTGCTGAACTCTGAGGAGGATTGGGATGAATTTAAAGATCAACTTCTTTTATTTCCCGCCATTGGAGTGCATGATGACTTGCCAGATGCTTTGTCATATATTGACCAGTTAGCCGTGACTTCTTACTTTGAGGATGTTGAAGAAGATGAGTGGGAGCCAGTTGACATAATTAGTGGGGTTTAAATGGCAACAGACAAAGAAGTGAAGATCGAAAACGAAGGTGGTTACGATGAGCCTACACAGGCTGACAAAGACTTAACTGCCTTTGTTGTTGACCATTGTGATCGTTGGCGTGATTATCGAGATGTTAACTTCCTTCCCTATTGGCTAGAGTACGAGCGCATCTTTCGTGGTGAATGGGCAGTAGAAGACAAGACCCGTGAATCTGAGCGTAGCCGTATTGTTACCCCTGCTACCCAACAAGCAGTTGAGACTCGCCATGCTGAGATCATGGAAGCAATCTTTGGTCAGGGCGATTTCTTTGACATTGAAGACAATATCCAAGATGTCAATGGCAACCCCATAGATGTGGAGATGATTAAGCGTCAACTTACAGAAGACTTCAAGAAAGACAAGATTAGGAAAGCAATCGATCAGATTGAGTTAATGGCTGAAATCTATGGCACAGGGATAGGCGAAGTTGTGGTGATGACTGAGACAGAGTATGTTCCTTCAACTCAGCCAATCCCTAACCAGATGGGGCAAGCGGCTATTGGAGTGTTGGAGAGAGAAAGAATTTCTGTAAAGATTTCTCCTGTAAACCCAAAGAACTTCTTGTTTGACCCGAATGGTGTTTCTGTTAGCGACTGTATGGGTGTGGCGATTGAGAAGTATGTCTCTATCCATAAGGTTGTCCAAGGCATTGAGGCTGGCATCTATCGCAAGGTAAACATCACCACTACTGGAGATGACTCTGACCTAGAGCCTACCCAAGAGGTTAGCCAATATCAAGATGAGAAAGTCTTGTTGTTGACCTACTATGGCTTAGTGCCACGGGAATACCTAGAAAATCTAGAAGAAAACAAAGACATTGTTGACCTTTTCCCAAATAACTCTGAGGCAGAGGAATATGCTGACTTGGTAGAAGCGATTATTGTCATTGCCAATGACGGGCAACTGCTAAAGGCTGAAGCAAATCCTTATATGATGAAGGACAGGCCAGTTCTAACCTATCAAGATGACACAGTACCAAACAGATTACTAGGCAGAGGCACAGTAGAAAAAGCGTTCAATATGCAAAAGGCTATTGACGCACAGACTCGTAGCCACTTGGATTCCTTGGCACTTACCACTAGCCCCATGATTGCAATGGATGCTACTCGTTTGCCAAGAGGAATGAAGTTTGAGGTAAAGCCTGGCAAAGCAATCCTCACAAATGGCGCACCTTCAGAGATTCTTTACCCCTTCAAGTTCGGTCAAACTGACCCCAACAACTTGGCTACGGCTAAAGACTTTGAGCGTATGTTGTTACAAGCAACGGGAACATTGGATTCCCAAGGCATGATCAGCAATGTGGCTCGTGATGGTGGTCAAGGCGGTATGTCTATGGCAGTTGCCTCTATCATTAAGAAGTACAAGCGCACTTTGGTGAACTTCCAAGAAGATTTCTTGATCCCGTTTATCAAGAAGGCGGCTTTCAGGTTCATGCAGTTTGACCCAGAGCGCTATCCTTCTGTGGATATGAACTTTATTCCTACGGCAACGCTTGGAATTATTGCTAGAGAGTACGAACAACAGCAGTTTATTGGCTTGTTGCAGACACTTGGCCCCAATACCCCTGTCTTGCCTGTCATCTTGAAGGGCATTTTGGCTAATTCAAGTCTGTCTAACAGGATGGAACTGATTGCGATGTTGGAGCAGATGAGTAAACCTGACCCACAAGCACAACAAATGCAACAAATGCAACAACAATTGGCTATGCAAGCGGCTCAAGCACAGATTGCGGTCAACACTACCCAAGCAGAACAGAATCGGGCAGAGGCTACCAAGTTGTCTGTCGAGGCTCAGTTGATGCCACAAGAAGTTCAAGCCAAGATGTCTGCTTCTTTGACTAAAAACCTACCCAATGAGGACGATGCCAACCAAAGAGAGTTCGATAAGCGGGTCAAAATTGCTGATTTGATGCTCAAAGAGTCTGATATTAAAAACAAAGCAAAGATTGTCGAAATGCAGATGATGGACAAACAAAAGCAAAGCCAAAAAGACAATGAATTCCTAAAAAGCATTATTGGTGAGTAATGAACCTTAAAAAAGTCATTCTTTCCGATATTTCAACAGAAGCCAAGGTTTCTGCCATTGCTATTCTTCTTGATAAAGAGTTACCTAAGTTAACTGACCAAGTTAATACAGTCAAAAAACTCAAAGGCGAACAGGGAGATCGAGGTTTACAAGGCGAAAAAGGTAATTCTGGGCGTGATGGTAAAGATGGCAAAAATGGGCGTGATGGAAAAGACGGGTCAACTGGTAAAGAAGGAAAAGTTGGTGAAGATGGCGTTTCTGTAACGGATGCCAAGATTGACTTTGATGGTTCTTTGGT